ACACCAGGGACCCATGCAACAGGAACAGAAACTGATCGTGGCCATGGTTTGCGGCAATGGGCGCAGTGAGGCGTCCATTAACACGGCCGTTAGTCTGATGCGCTTGCAGACCAAGCTGGTGCACACCGCCGTGAAAACCGAGGTCCACATGGTCGACCACATCGACCATGCCATCAACATTGCAGCGCAGGGCAACGCCCACCTGATGGCGTTCGACAGTCACGTGACCTTCGACGACGAGTTTCCGATGCGATGTATGAATAGCGACAAGGACGTGATCGTCGCAGCCTACCCCCTTCCCGGCTTCGACTGGCAACGCATTGCCGAAAAGCCTGCGAACCACACAGAACCCATACAATTTCGGGGAAACAGGTACAGCGCCACGCCCACGGTTCTGGCAGACCCCGTGGACGGAAAGTACGTGCAGGCATCCACGGCCCGTCTGGGGTGCGTGTTCATTCGTCGAGGTGTCGCGGACGCCATCAAAAAAGATCACCCTGAAATCGTTCTTGCGGACGGAAACGCGAGGTTCGCGATTGCGACGGTGCGAGACAGCAAGGTCTTGGAACCTCATGACAACTTTGCACGTCTGTACGGCAAGCCGATCTACATCGACCTTAAATGCACCTCTAGTCACAACGCTCCCTGTAACTTTGCCGGGTGCGTGGGTATGCGCGGCACCCTCAGGTGATTATTTAGGGTGTCGGGTTACAAGGGCCATGAAGCACCCCAAACAACAGGACCAACGGGATCAGGAAGCCGACAAATTGTGGCGGGAGGTCGCGGCACTGGGATTGCCAGTCGATGACCTCGACCCCCTGCGCCAACGCTTGAATGACTATCGTGCCGGCATCGGATTCAGCGGGCTCATCAAGTTACAGACGCTCAACCTGGCACTAGACGTCAGACTCAGTCTTCAGAAACATGTGCAGAGCACGGTCAGGCTCACGGCGCTCAACCCCGTCACTCGCCGACCGTGAGGTGGAAAAGCGACCGAGACTGCACTTTGCCGTGGCACTTCATGGCTCGCAGCACCAGCTGGCCGTACTCGCCGGGCTCGATCTCGCGAAAAAAGCCCGACCTCCTCATCTTCTCAGGCAGGCGTCCAAGCGCGGACGCGTCGCCGTTGAGCGCCGTGCCGTCGAACGCCACCGTCTCCCGCCCGTTGCGCGAGTACACGTAGAACGCGACGCCCTTGGTGACGTACACGACCGACGAGCGGCAAAGGTTCTCCAGGCGGCTGAACGCGTCGCACGTCACGGCGAGGTTGCCGCATCGAAAAGACGCTTCCATGACGACGGTCGACGCCGTGGGCACCGAATCGGTGTCGACGGCGCCGCCCGCGATGACCAAGAAGTCGACGCCACCGAACAGCTTAGAGGCGAACAGAGGCAGCAATGCCGACGGTACACGGAGGAACTCCAGGTTGGTGACGGCCAGACGAATCGGCAGGGCCCCCCACTGGCAGACGTCGAGGGACAGGGTACGCAGGGCGGTCATGGTCTCCAGGAATCGCAGGTCTTCCAGCCGCTCTGTGGTGATGTTGATGGACTGGAGCACGTGACGCGAGCCCTGGAAGTCCAGGTCCCTGAACAGGCACTTGGAGCCGCAGTAGACGGACAGGACTTCGACCTTGTTGAGAAGACTGAAGCACTTGAATAAAGTCTCGTCTTCCCGTCCGTCTGTGCGTCCCTCGACCTCCACGTCCACGCGCGCGACGCAGGGCCAGTCTTCGGGGTGGAACACGGTGCCCGTGGCGGCCATGGGGCTGAGGTCTGGCGCCACGACGCATCGCAGATCGGTGCACTCGGGGAAGCTCCGTTTCACCAGAAGGTCGGTGGCGGGACCGCACAGTCTCACGTTCACCATCTTCACGCGCTCCAGTGGCAGGGTCTTTAGGACGGACTCGCTCAGCTCCGGGTCCGTGATTTCGAAAATCAGCTCCACCGCGCCGCCCAGGTCCCCGGGTACCTCATGATGAGAGTTGCGGAGGTACAGCGTCTGGAGTCCCCCTTCGCGCGTTTGTGACTGAAACCTACGCATTTTGAACACGTTTTAACAACATTTTAACACTCCCCCATAAACTCTAATGACGTTTTTTAGGACTTTCTTGTCTGCAGCTTTCTTAAAAAAATTGTTAAGTGGTGATTATGAATCGGTCGGAGTCTGGTCGGTATTATATGACACCCGGTAGATATCATACGGGACCGGGATGGGAGTACTTCGACGTCAATCCTGTCAAGCATGAAATAAACTTGAAAATGCGACCCCGTTTTAAAAACATGAGATACGTAAACTTGACACTTTCCCCGCTTAATAACACAGACAAAAAACCACTGTATCAACTGAAGAAACATGAGCTGGATGCGGCAGCGCAACAGTACGTGAATCATGTATTTGGTAACGCGAAGGTGCTGAGTCTTGATTCGGCATACGGCAAACTTTTTACGGTGGGATACAGCGACGCGATGAAAGGGGTGAGATACATCAAAGAAAATTTCAAGATCAGATTCGAAGGCGAAAACGCGCTCCCACAGGGCAAGCGCTTCGTGGTCAAGCTCACGTTTGACAAGGGTCGCACAGTTGACAGCTGGGACAGTTTTGTCAAAGACAACGTTCACGAATCGTTAGTTCATAAACACGTCCATGGTTCGTGCGTTAAATTAGAGTGTTCACGCACCGAAGTTTGCGGGGCGCAGATCACGCCCGAATTTTACTACGCCGCGGCCGACAAACAGAACCAGGTGTTCATCACCATCATGGGTATAGCACCAGGTACGACCCTAGAAAAAACGTTTGCATCGCGAAAAGTCACGGCACGCCTGTACGTGGCGGTCGAAAAGGCGGTGCTTGCGATGTGGATGATGGGCGTCGCCCATGCCGACCTGCACTCTGGAAACATCATGGTACACAACGACGAGGTGCGCATTATCGACTTCGGACTTGGCGTGATTCTTGCCGGGTCCAGACGGGACAAAGTCCGGAAGGCCGTCGAAGAAGCGTTGACGAATTTCTCCAGCTTGTCTAACGCGGGATGGTATTCGAATGCTGGCGTAGGGAAGTACGTCAACGGCATCATGCTCGGGCGCAGGTTTCCATGGTACAACCCCGACGGCAAGATGCTGCGCGCCTTGTGGAACGATATGAGCGACACCGAACGCGCTAAAGTCCCCGCCTTGCGTCTGAAAGCGTGGTCGTGTGTCGCCAAACGCAATCGCAGTCCGAGTCCGAGTTCGAGGACCACTTCGAGGACGAGTTCGGGGCGGACAAGGTCGAGTTCGGGGAGCTCGCAGAATTCGGTGCTGCCCCGTGCCGCACGCAGGAAAATTTTAGGGGCTTTTTAAAACACAGGCTTTTGAAACTTAAGAAAACCGCCGTTCATAACCGTCATGGCCACAGCCGGAGGAGTCGCAGTGCTGTGTGTGGACTATAACGGTCTCAGGGTCGTATCAAATCCTGTCGTTATGGTGGTCATCCCCAGCCACCGTCTGACGCAGGAATTCAGCGAGCTGATGAACAAGATCGACGGAAAGTCGTATCCTTGTCAAGGGTGCAAGGATCTTACGTGGGAGGACATCGACAACTTTGACCGTATGTTGGACGAAATCGCGAAACATCCGGACGTCCAGATCCTCGTGCCCCCCGACATCACGTTACCGTTCCCTGTTTCGACTGTGGCGGTATCGTACGTCAGCACCCCCAACCCTGACATCGTCGCAGCCCTTACCCGGCCGTGAAGGCCATGCCCGCCATGCCTCCTTCGATGCGCAGCAAGTTGGTGGACACGCCAAAGATGCGCAGTCTACCGGCCGGGATGCCGGGTGCGAACGTGAGCGTCAAGTGTGCGGAGTCCACGCGGCTGAAGTTGCAGCTGCCGCTGGGCTGCACGTCCTCCGGGTTCAGCGCGAAGCTGTACACGTACACGTTCTTGCGCGGGGTGCGCGCGTGGTGCTGGTAGGGCTGTATCAGTCTGTAATACGCCGAGGGGCGGTTGGCCGTGCGATCGTCGCCGTTCAGGAGGAGTTTGGCAGACACGACGGGCGAAAGCCCCGAGTCGGCACCCGTGGCGTCTGGATAGTCGTATCTGAAGAAAGAGTTCGACTCACCCGATTCGTAAAATTGACGCGCCGTGTACACCCACACGATCTCTTTTACGGGTTGCGTGAAAGTGAGTTGGATTTTGCGAGAAGACGTGTTGGCGAGGACAAGCTCGTCGTTCATCAATTGCACTTGTTCTATCAAGTATTCGTGGGGAGATGTAACGAACCTTCGCCGTTCCGGGCTTTCGAGAAACACGTACTGGGCGTAAATCTTGGCGTCCAGAAAATACGGTTCGTGTCCGCCGTTCTTGGCTTCTAGACTGGTGATGGGGATGGTGGACCAGATGCAGTCCAGGTAGTTTCGGAATCGGAAGCGTAACTTCACCGCATGGTAGTGCAGTGCTACCATGGGGAGGGCCATCCCGCTGTGCTTGGTAAAAGTGAACAAGATGGGTACGAACAGGGTCCGCGACCTGGACTGGGCGCGAAGGGTCTCCCCGCCGGCACGTTTGCCTACCATCTCCCACAGGCCTCGGCGCTTGCCCTGGGGTCCCGTGACCTCGTCCATCGCGTCTGCCCACTCGGGGACGTACGCGTCGATCTTGCTCCCTCCGATCTCCAGCTCGACAGACTCGAACAGCGCGTACCCCAAAGAATCGCACCACCGCATGGTCCAAGTAGGGGCCTGTAACGAGGTTTCCGTTTCCACGAAGTACGGCCACGTAGACATCGGTTGCGTCAACCCCTCGTCGTAGTACGCCACACCCCCCATCGTGTACGCAATGACGGTCATTCCGGACGTGTTTCCCGTGTCGGTTACGACGTTATACTGGTTGTAGGGGTCGTAAAACCACTTTCGTTTGCCCCCTAGAGACACCGTGGTCCCTGACACGCTCTCTTTCGTCGTGCTCTTCACTTTCGAATACACCGTGACGTCCACGGTTCTCAGTTCCGAGTCCGCACGGCCCGGAGACGCGGGTACGAAGTCATACAAATCCGGCACCGTCACCTGAAGCCAGAGCTTCCAAACGACGTCGCCGTGTCGAGGTAACGTGACGGTGGCTAGCTGGCCAAAGTCCGCAAGGCCTCCGTCGAACGCTATTTCCGTGTCTTCCGTCGCGAAATTGGTGTGACGTCGGTACACGCGTTTCCACCACGTGCCCTCCGGGATGGCGGTCAGGTAGGTGTCCGTGTATCCGAAGGTCTTGATCTGCGCCATACCTCCCGGCATGCTCCGGCACTACAGTGCGGCATCATTATTTTTTGCGGCTTTGATCGTTGCAATCAATTGTTCGTGAACGCCAGCCCGGCCAGACCTTCGCGAATTCTCAGCACGTTGTACGAGAAGGCGAAGATCTTCAGCCGGCCTTGCTTGACGGTCGCGGGGTCGAAGGTGAGGACCAGGTGCGCGGGGTCCACCCGGCTGAAGTTGCAGCTGCCGCTGGGCTGCACGTCCTCCGGGTTCAGCGCGAAGCTGTACACGTACACGTTCTTTCGCGGGGTGCGCGTGTGGTGCTGGTAGGGCTGCACCAGGCGGAAGTAGCTGGCGGGTCTAATGACGATGCGATCCACGCCGTTAATCTTGAGATTGGCTTCGACAAAAGAGTCGTTATCCAACACCGCGCCAAACTCCCCCGGTACGTCGTACCTAAACCAGCGATTGCCGTCCGTGGCTTCCTTGGACGTGTACACCCACACAATCTCTTTGACGGGTTGCGAGAAATTGAGCGTGAACCGCTTTGTGCCCGTGTTTTCCAGGACGGTTTCGTCTCCCAGGAACTGCATCTGTTCGATCAAGTACTCGTGGGGCGTCTCCGCGAACCGGCGTCGCTCCGGTGTGTCCAGGAACACGTACTCGGCGAACAGTTTGACGTCCTGAAACGCGGGCAACGACACGCCATCGGCTTTGGACACCAATTTGGTGATGGGGTGTGACGCATCGATGCATTGCAGGTAAGACCGGAACTCGAAGTTCAACTTGACCGAGTGGTACGTCAGGGCAATCATGGGAATGGCCATGCCCGGATGGCGGTTGAAGGTAAAAATGAGGGGTACGAAGTACGTGCGTCTAGCGGATCGCGGCCTCACCGGACTCGTGTCCGCGTAGTATTCTTTATCGTCGTATTTACCTATCATTTCACAAAAGCCTTCCTGCTTCTCTTCCCGTTCTGTCAACTCGTTCCATATGTCCATCCATTCCGGAAGAAGCCTGTCGATTTTCTGCCCACCGATCTCGAGCTCCACGGAATTCAGCAGCGCGTGTCCTATGGAGTTGCACCATTTCAGCTTGACGGTCGGCTCGGCGTACCCGGTGATGGTGCTGCCGGCGAGGGTGGGGCGCAAGTAGGGCCAGCTCACGATCTCATTGGTGCAGTTCTGATCGCCGTACGCGAGGCCCCCGCGCTCATACGCCAGGACTTGGATGTTGGATGACCACTGCGTCGTGGTTTCTTCGTTAAACAAGTTCAGAGGGTCGTAGAACCACGTACGGCTGACGGGCGTGTCCGCCGTGCCGCCGATCATTTTCAGGGTGCTCTTCACGTTGGCTGCCGCCGTGACGTCGACGGTGGGGGACTCCGCGGCCACGCCGCTGGCCGTGACGTTGTACGCGTACAGATCGGGCAGCGTGACTTGCAGCCAAATGCGGGTGACAAGGTCTCCGTTGCGACTGAGAGTCACGCTGGCTTTCTTGCCGAAATCGGCTGTTCCGTCGAATGCCTGATCGATGGCTTCCAGAGCAAAGTTGCTATGCTGGCGGTATACCGATTTAAAGAAGGTCACCTCTGGCGACCCCGTCAAGTACGCATCCGCGACACCGTACGCCGCCAGCTGTGCAAGAGCGCCGCCCATAGTCTGTGGGATACACAGTAATTTTTTTCCAGGAAATAATCGAGGTTTAAGAAAGAGTATGATGCGAGCCGTGATGCAGCAGATTCAGGGCGCGAGGTTTTACCCGGCAAAGCAAATCATTCCTGGTTTGTGGATCGGCAGCATGGCAGACGCTCACAACGTTCGCAAGGCGAAGAAGAAAAGGTTCGGACTTGTCGTGAATTGCACGGCCGACGTCCCTGACGTGCTGCCGCTGCCCATTTACAGGGTCCCTGTAGACGATTGGTCGGGTCACGCCGACCTGTTGCTCCGGCACCTCCCCGGGGCGGTTCAGGCCATCGACGCGGCGCTGTCCCGGGGGCAAAAGGTGCTGGTGCACTGCTACGCGGGCATCCAGAGGTCTGCGAGCGTCGTGGCGGCCTACCTGATGTGGAAGTACGGCGCGACAGTCGCCGAGGCCATGGCCCACATCCAGAATTCTAAGCCTGAGACGTTCGGCCCGGACCCCACATTCGCAGACGCGTTGAAGCAGTGGGAGCAGGTACTCGCGTCTCGTCGCAGTAGATAATGTCACATTGG